CCCATAGATCCGCGGTGTGTTCTGCCACCAGCCCGACGCTGGCGACGATGTTCTCCCCGTCGGACCCCACCCGAGCACCCACGTAGCGGGTCTCATCCACGCTGGAGTCCACCGCTAGCACCCCGCCCGCAGGCTGGGGGTCGTCAGTCTGCAGTTTGGCCCACACCCCCGGCGCAATCCATGCGTTAGCCGCAGACACCCACAGGTTGCAATGCGCCCTCAGGAACGAGGTCTTGTCGGGGGATGCCGCCGCGTCGTGGAGGCCCTGCAGGTTGATGGTCATCGGCATGGCAGGGTTGGCCCATCCCCAGTTCGTCTGGTCCCACGGGTTCACATCCGGCGGGAGGGACCATTCGCACAGGCTGAGGGTGCCCTGCTCGCCGCGGTCAATCAGGGCTAACGCCTGTTCCCGCATCCTCAGCATCACCCTTGACGACTCGTCGCCCGCGGTCGAGGTGGCAAAGAAGTGGGGGCTGGGGACCGCAATCTGCGACGGCAGCAGGGCCCCGAACACGGCAGGCTCAGACAAGGCCCACAACTCGTCGGCGATTATCAGGTCGTAGGTGCCGCCGTGTTTCTTGCCTGTCGCGGCCTTCACGACCCAGCGGGACTTGTCTGCCATCTCGACCTTGTTGCGCCCATACGCCCAGGTGACCTTGGCGACCCCGGACTCCTCCCACAGTTCCATCGTGTCGGACAGCGCCTCCCACACCTCGGTTGCCAACGCCAACTCGTGCGCCACGTTCAGCACCCGCACAGGGCGCCCCCAAATCCTCGGCAGTTCCGTCAGCGCCCAACCCACCAGGCACGCCAGCATCGTCGTCTTGCCGTTCTGCCGGGCCGTCGTAGTGATCGACCGGCTGTGAACGAACGACCCATCTTCCCTGTGGGTAAACGCTTGGGTCAGGGCACGAACCTGCCACGGGAACAGGGTCAGCCCTAGATGCTCGGACCCCCACTCCGCAATGGAAGGCCCATAACTCTCGTACCCAATAGCCGGTGTCGCCAACCTCGGAGCAGCCACCCCCAAACCAGCACGAACCAGTTCAGTCGGTTCAGAACCAGCAGGTTCAGCATCATTCGGAGAGATTACGAAGGAAGGGGTCGGGGGCTTGGTGTTTTGAGGCTGAAAAACCCCATTCATTGCTTCGTGTCTGCGCTGCTGTTGGAGCGCTCGTTTCTTGTTCACGTGTTCTGCGCCTCGGCGGCTGTTGCAGGGTTTGCAGGCGGGGACGAGGTTCTCGAGGTCGTCGGTGCCTCCGGCGTCCCATGCGATGACGTGGTCTACTTCGGTGGCTGGCGCTCGTCGGCACCATACGCAGACGGGGCTGTCGGCGAGGACTATTTTGCGGTTGCGTTGGAACTCGGGGGTGGATCGTCTGGTCATTGTTTGGCCCTTTCGGTGGCTCTCCCGCGCCCTTCGGGCTTGGGTTCTGCTTCGCGCTACGCGCTCGCAGCCCTTGTCTCGGGTTGAGCGTAATGGAGCATCCCCCCGCATTTCAGGGGTTTACACCCTCGGCTGCCGTTCTACTTGCTAGTGACCTTCACCGTCTGCCATTTGTGTCGTTTGGAAACGCTGCTCAACCCGTCGCCATCTAACGTGGCGCATGGGTCGTCTACCCCCGTCCCCGGGTGTGAACTACCTGCACAGCGCAAATCCGTACGAGGCCTTGGGTATCTAGGTTGTAGCGATGGTGTCGAGGGTGCCGTTCGCGACGGGAGGGAGGGAACCCGCCAATGAAGACGATGCTCGCACACCCCCGACGATCTAGTCGCGCACTATACGGGTCGGGTGGCGCTCCGTCAGGCGTTTCGCGATGTTTTCTAGGTCCGATGGTTTCCAGACGTAATACTCGGCACCTGATTTGACCAGCGCCTCGCCCCAGTCCAACTGGTCGTCGGACAGCCTGCCCGACTCGGTCTTCAGTTCCGCAAAGATGGTGCCACGCCCGAATGGGCAGACCATGACAAGGTCGGGAAAGCCTTTGCCGGAGGTGCGCCACACCCCGGGGCGTACTTGAAACGGGGCGGCATGGAACACAAGCCACGACTGAGCGCGGGCCATCGTCGCCACCTGGTCTTGGAAGATGCGCTCACTCGCCTGCACTATAAATCTCGCCTGTCTTGAACCGATACGCGGCGGGCTGTCGTGCCCAATGCCATGCGTACTCTTGCACAAGGGTGCGATCCGTTCGGGTGTCCCAATACACCGGGGTGAGGTATTCACGAACGTGGGGGCTGTCGGTGTGGTAGCGGGGGTCGTCGCCTTCGCGGATCATCGGTCGGCAGGTAAGCCAGCCCTCGACCATGTCGCCGACCTTCTCGACGTGTTCAATGGCGTCGGTGTCGTACAGGAAATACATGTGTTGGGCGACGCCGAACAGGCCTGACTGTCGGCAGCCCCAGCAGTAACTGTTCAGGATGTGGACGCGGAGCATGTGTTCCTTTCGTGGTGGGCGACAACGAGACGCCCGATGATTTCTGCTACTTGTGGCACCACAGCGTTGCCTAGTCCTCTAAGTCGGTCCACCCGATTGGGAACCCCATCAGCCACTCGACCCACGTCGGGTTCAGTTTCCCACCATTGCCAGCCGTCATAGACCTCTTTTCGTCCTCGGTCACCTTGCCTGCTTCCACTTGGCGCTGAATTATCTGTTGGCTGCCGGTGTTCCCCATGCCGTTGGCGCTCATCGTGGGCCACATCTGCACAGCCCGACCCAATGTGACCGAATGCATTGACCCCGGTTTGATTTGGGAAGACTCCAGCGAATCCGTCCACGCATCTGCCGCCGTCGGAGTAGGCCACGTCATTGTTTCGTTCACCGCCGCGACGAGCCCTCTGAATCGGTTGGGTTTGGGATTCACATTGCTCGCATCGTCTCCCGTTGGGGTAGGCCACGTCGCCCGCATTACCGCATCCCGCAACGTGTCGTTCGGAAACTTGCCGTTTGCGTTTGAATTGTCCGAATGAGCCGTTGGGGTAGGCCACAATGATGACCCGGTCGCGTCGGTGATTGGCACCCACAGAGGCTGCAGAAACAACACGCCACTCCGCGTCATACCCGATGGCGGCAAGTTCCCCAACAACCTCGGCTCCCCCCAAAGAGAGATGTCCCCGAACATTTTCCAGCACCGCATATCGGGGTCGTAGTTCGCTAATGGCGTCTCGAACCCAAGGCCACAAGTGTCGCGGATCGTCTGTCCCGTTGCGTTTCCCCGCTGTGCTGAACGGCTGGCAAGGGTATCCCCCGCAAATAACGTCAGGTCGAACAACGTCTCCCCAGTTGATTCGTTTGATGTCTCCATGATTTGGCACCTCGGGCCAATGTTTTGCCAACACCCGACATGCGTACGGGTCTATTTCTGACTGCCAAATGACCTGCATCCCGGCGCGTTCTAGCCCTAGGTCTAGCCCGCCGATGCCGCTAAACAGCGAACCGACGGTGAGGGTCACAGGGTCTCCTGCCGTTCAATGGCGAACCACAGGTCGCCCCACACCATCCACGGATGCAGACCAATCATCGTCGCGTAGCGGTCAGCCTCAAACGCCGACAACAACGACTGCTTCTTCTTCCAGCCACGCACCGCATCCCCGGTAATCCCCAGCGCGTCGCCAATGTCCGACGATGACATCTCGGGGTCGAAGAACCGGAGCAGTTCTACGGCAGGGTAGCGGGTCAGTTTCTTACTCGGCATCGCCGCCCTCATTCACGAAACGCTCCAACTCCAACGACCACAGCGCCCGCAGGAACTCGGCGGTCTCAGCCATCTGACGGCGTTTGCGCTCCAGCCGGTACGCGGCCCCGACGTTGAACACCGCAAACACAACCGACACAAGGTTCAGCAGATTGCGCATCAGAACGGATCCTCCCCGCTGGCGGCCTGCGACTCGGCAATCAGTTTCTCGATGAGCGCCGACGCTTCACGCTTCGACATGCCGTCGAGGTTTGCCGGGGGCAGTTTTCCGAGGCTCTTGGACATGGCGCGAATCTTGCCCAACTGGGCAGGCGATGCGTCACCGGGGCCAGCCTGCGGTGCGGAGCCACCAGCGGGGGCGCCACCCATGCGCTGCACCTTGCCCATCTCCTCACGGCTGGGCCGCTTGGCGGGGTCGGGGTTCGGGCTGTACGACTCGCACAACCGCCCGAGGGCGCTGGTCTCGCAGTTCTCGACGTGGCTGGTGCGGTTCACGTTGCCCTGCCCGCGCACCTCCTCCGCATGCCCGGTCGCCATCAACTGGTCGCCGAGCCACAGTTCGGCGCGGAACACACACACGTCGGTGCCGGGTGCTGACAGCATCACGGTGACGATGCGCGGCTCTTTGCCGTCGGCCCTGAGGTTGGTGAGGAGACGGTGCAGACGCACCGACACGGGTTCGTAGTTCTCCAACATCACAGGTACCTCCGGTAAAACGACGGGTGCAGAATACTGTCGAACGCATCATGCAACGACGCCCGGGTGTCCTGCGCCGCCCGGCGCACCGGCTCCCGTGTAGACGGGTGGTGCGCGATGTGATCCAACGCGTCAGCCATGTTCTGCATCAGCGGCGACAACGCCTCCAACTGGCGGGACATGCGGGCCAACTGCTCGCGCTGGCTGTCGGCCTCGTGGTCCTGAGGCTTTGCCTGTAGGACGCTGATAGCGACCGTCAGGGCTTCAAGGAGCCAGTCTGGTGCGTCGGTGAACCCGACGTCGGTGTGGTGGATGCGGAGCCGTCGTGCGGCTTCCGCGTGTGTCATAGGCATGTCTGCCCTCCCTTTCTATTGAGGTTACTTGCTGTGCGGCGTCAAACCGGCACAGAGGATGTCGCGCAAAACGTCGGACCGCCGTTGTGCGGTGCTTTTGGCTCGGCGTTGGAGTTCTGCGTAGGCGCTTTCCGGGATGCGCACAGCGACAGTGACGGTGCGTTCTTTCATGCCACTTCCCCAACCGCGGTGCTGTGTCCGCGCTTCATTTGGTCCCATTCCAGCACGTCCACGAAAACGCCGCCCTTCGCGCTAACGGATTCGCGGGTGATTTCCCAAATACTGGAACACTTGCGGCACCGGCGCTCATACTTCTCACGCCGAACCGCGTTGTAAGCGATGAGTCGCATACCCTGACTGCAATCGGGGCAAAACACGCGAAGCGTATGAAGGCAATCGGTTTCGGCGCTCATCGTGCGGCCCCGACGTTTTCTTCTGCGGCACAACGAGCCGCCGACGCAAGGCTTTCGAGTTCAAGTACCTCGTCCATGAATGATTCCCAGTCGCCGCGAATGGCGCACTGCTCGGCACGGCGCGCCATTTGCCGTATGTTTTTCATGTCATTTCGAAGGCTTGTTTTGCTAACTGGAAGTCGCTTCATGTTTCCCTTTCTGTGTGGCCCCTTTGACCACGCCTTCAATGTACCCCAAGTGCAAGCAAAACGCAAGCATTTCCCGAGATTATTTTTTCGGGGGTGGCGGGGACTGGCGGAAAGGGGGACACCAGCCCCCGCCGCCAGCCACCCTACTCCGTGGGTTTCACCACGAGATAGTGAATCTGCCGAACCATCGCCTCAGGAATGTGCAGGACATGGTCCACTTGGTCGTCGGGGGTGACCGACTGGCACACCGTCACATGGCCCTTCTTGGCGTCGGGCACCACCCAACCCACGGTGCGGTTCAGCCACTCCCCCACATCCTCAATGTCCTCAGCGGGGGTCCAACTGGCGATGTCGGCGCTGTGGGCGTCAGCCCAAATCACAAGTGCGGGTGTCATTCGCCCTCCGGGGGGTCGATGTGGTCGTCGTACAGCCATTCCGCTGCCGCCATAAACGCCACCACGCTGAGGGTCATCCAGCCAAGCCATGCCCATGCTGCGGCGGTCATGCGTCCACCCACACTTTGAACTGGGCCGTCGTTCGGCCTGCGACCGGGTCCACGAAATGCACCCGCTGCGACGGGATGGCCGACGCGGCAAGGCTCACCGATGCGTAGCGGTTCTCCGACTCGGTCGAGCCGGTCTGATAAATCGCCCCGCGTCCGTTCGGCAGCGCATACTCGCAATGCACGTGGTAATGCCCGACAAACACGTCGCGGAAATCCCAGTCGTAGGCACCGCTCGCCCAGCGTGTTGCGGCCTGCATCAAACCGCCAGCCGACACATGCCCATTTCTGCCAAGTTCGTCTCCGTGGATTGAAAGTGCCCGATAGTTCCCAATCTCCACCCGCTGAATGTCCTCGGGGCAGTCCTCCCACGTCACTCGCGGGTCGGTGTTCACCAGCGACCGCGCCAGTTCGTACGTCATCCGGTCAGCATTATCGGAACGGGGCACAGCGTCCCGCTTCGAGCCGAGCCTGCCGTGGTTGCCCCACTCGGCAATGACCTTCAGGCTAGAGAACTCCGACAGCGCAAACTGCACCACCTCGGTCATCAGTTTGCTGACGGTCACGTACTGCCCAAACAGGGTCGCGTCGATTTCGTAGGGCTGTGTCGGAAAGTTGAACAGCCCCTCGATCATGTCGCCACCGAACAGAATGACGAGGTCATCGACGGGGTGGTCGGCCCGCTGAATCTCAGCCAACCGCGCCGCCTTGTCACAGAACCGCAGAACCCGGTCCCGCATCACCTGGCTGTTGTACGACGGGGTCACTTTCGCGCCCTGCCAATCTGTGAGATGCCACAGGGCCACCTCGGCCCCACGCTTTTTGGAGCGGGTGCGACGGGCAGGCAGTTTCACCCCACCAGTCGCAAGCACAGCCTCCCGCGCCGCGGTCTGCGTTGCCGCCACCAGTTCATCGGTGCGGGCCTTCTGCTTCGCCAACTGCCGCTGGGTGTTCTCGAGCGCCCGCCGCAGATCCTCGACCTGCTGGTCCAGTTCAAATGCGCTCACAGGAACACTCCCCCCTGCGATGACGGCGAACCGTCTGCGATTGGACCTTGAACCCGTGGCGGGCTAATACCCGCACGATGGTGGCTGCGGCGATTTCGGGGCGCTTCAGCGCGTCCCTGAGGTCATCTGCGTCGGGTTTAGCCAACCCGGCATAAACCGCGACGAATGAGCAAATAGCCCCCCGTCGGGCGGCAGCCTGTTCGGCTTCCAGTTCGTCCATCATTCCCATTTAGTGCCCCCTTTCAGGCAGGTGCATCTAAACACAAACCTAGACGCTAGATGTGGATAACCCCCGAAACAGCCTGATTAGGGCTGAAGATTGCAGAACTGCCAATGCCAGGCTTCGTATTCGGGGTTGGCTTTGCCGTTCGGCAGGTACTTCGGGCCTTGGAGGTAGAACCCGTAGCGGGGGGCGTTGTGGACCAGCCATGCGAAGGTCGTGGGGGGCACCTCGAGGTCCACCGCCAGCCCCCACCCGTGATTAGAGAATCCCGGGGTCGCGCTGGGAGACTTGCCGCGCTTCAGCCACCACGTCGCACCCTTCCACTTGCGGGTGACCACAGGCTTCCTCAGCGTCGGGGTCCGGCTGTAGCGATCTAGGAACATCGCCTCCTGCGAGCCGTAGGGGCGGTAGCCCCGCCCGGTGGCCTTCAGGGTAATGCCAGCCTTCTTGGCTTCGTCCCACATGACGTTGAACCACCAGGCGGCTGGGCCGTACATGGTGCCACCGCAATGCACTTCCTTCAGGATGGACAGCGGCAGTTTGCCGTTGCCGTACAGCCTGAGGGTGCGGTCGAGGGTAATGCCCTTATAGGGGACGCTCAACGTTCGTCAGAAGGTCCGAAGATGGGGTCCACCGTGTCGCCACGGCGGGCGGCGATGCCGTTACCGACCGCATAGCCAACGAACGCGGTGATGACCGGCAGACCAGCCTCCGACGAGACACGACCGAGGGCCATGAGGACTGTGACAGCGGCGATGCCGACGAGGATAATCCAAGCCTTGGGGGGGTTTTGCACGTGCATGTTCTTTCTTTTCTAGTTGTAGCCGTAGACGGTGATGGTGCCGCCGGTCATGGTGCCTGCCGATACGCCGAGGGTGAACTCGGTGTATGCGGTGGAGACGTTGTGGTACCCGACCCAGTTGCGGGCCTGCGATGTGCCGTTTGAGTCGAACGAATGAAAGGTCGTGCGCTTTGCCAACTGCGGTCCCATGATGGTCACGTGGGCGTTGAGGGCTGATGCGTTGCCCATACCAACCACCCATTCGCTGGTGTTGTTGCCACCAGTACCGGTGACCGCACCCGTGGAATAGGTGACGATGGTGGCGCCGTAGTAGTAGTTCGTTGCCGACGCGCCCAACTTCATGGTGAGCGACCCTGCGCCCGTTGAATGGATGCCACCCGAGACGGTGATGATGTAGTTCTCGTAGTCGGCGCTGAACGCATCTGAGACAACAACCGTGGAGACGGCGGTGCCGATTGTTTGGGTCTTGACACGCCACAGGCCGACAGCGTTCATCTGTGCGGCGGTCAGAACTGCGCCAGCGGTGAAATCAGGGGGAGTTGCCATTAGTAACCAAGCCTATTTGTGTCTAAAACGCCGAACTCGGAAGAATCCAGCACCAACCAATCGTAATAAGAAATCGGGGCCACCCGGTATGTAACCCTTGACGATTCCGGGGTCGCCGTCAGTTCGTAACCAATGACCACAACTTCCTGGGTGGAACCGCGGAACGTCACGTCAGAGCGGGTGCCAATAATGTCCCAGCCTTCGGTGCCGAGAAACAGGTTCCAACTGTTCTGTGCTTCGGACAGGCACGAGATGCCGCTGATGGCGAAGTCGGTGTCGTTGAACGTGTTTGAGATGGCGTCTGCAACATCTTGGGCTTGGGCCTGTGTCGGGCTGACGGTAGTGCCCTGATAAAGGGCCGGTGGGTAGCCGCTGGCGTCGGCTGTCACAGTAATGGACAGGCCGTCGGCGCTGATTTCGGCTTTTGTGTAGTAGTCCTCCGACGCGGCGGTCACCGTGAAACTGTCATAGACCTGATTGGTGGAGTTGTTGGTGGTGTCGCTGAAGTTCACCGTGTTGGCGGTCAGGTCATAAGGGGGGATAAAAATCACTTCAGCGGTTTGTGCTGGCGGGTTTGGGTTCATGCGGCACATGTACCCGTACGTCGTTTGGATGTATTGAACCAGTTCCAGTTGTGTCCATTGACGGGCCGGAAGATTCACAAGATTTGTGGACGGGTCAAATCGACATTGCGCAGCAGTCAGGTAAAGATTGGCAACGTCTGACGCGGGGAAAATAGACCAGGCGCCAAGTTCTACTTCTCCAGCGGCGGTTGTCGTGTTGTTGCGCCCCATTGCGTAGCCGCGCAAATCGGCGATGATTGTCAAAAAGTCGGCGTTGCCTTTACTGCCCGCGTAAGGGATTCCGTATTCAACAGACAGGTCGGTGATTTCGCCTTCCCAAAAACGAACTCCGGTTGTGCTCGGGTCTCCCAACACAAGATGAACGCTGTTCCCTAGATAAATCTCGGGGTCCGGTGTGGCATACCCATCGGGATAGCGGGCAACGATGGTGGCCTGTCCGAAGGTCAAAGGCTCCAAATAATATGACTGGCCTACCTTGACGTTTAGAGACACAACCTCCGCTGCCAGCGGAAACACCGGCGAGTTGCCGCCGACATAGACGCGCCAGTCTTGGCTCATGACAACCTGATTCCGCTGATGCCGCCGTTCTGGCGGGAGTAGCGACGCAGGGCATCCACCGTGGCGGCAGGGTCGCCACCGTTCACGTTGATGATGACGCTCTGCGGGATGGTGCCTGTCTCGCGCATACGGAACTGGGCCGCCGACGACGGCATGTTCACATTAAAGAACCCGCCGAACTCAGGCATCTTGCTAAATTTCGGCAGTTCCGGCCCGCCAAACGCACCCGAAATGTCGGACAGGATTTTGGCGCCCGAAATGCGCATGGAGAGGTTAAACAAGTCCACCATGGCGTTGTAGACCGTGCGCACCGTGTCATACATGTTGCGGAAGAACTGCCCGACGGGCGACTGCTCAAACCCTGCCTGCGCAAACTGGCGCTTCAGTTCTTCCCACGCCCCAGCGACCCCGCCCTCCCCGAACGCATCTGCCACCTTGATGAGCATGTCCAAAAAACGCTCGAGATAGGGAAGAACCTTCCTGCCGATGTCTTCTTTGACTTCGTCCCAGCGAGCGCCCAGACGCTTCATCCGCCCCTCAAACGTGTCTGCCGCATCCGCCGCGCCACCCTTGAACCGGGTCTCCAGCAGGGCCATCACCTCGTCGAGGCTCTTACCCTTGAGTTCCGACTTGGACAGACCCGTGCCCAACCTGAGCAGCGCCGTGTTCGAGCCGTCAGCCGCCTTGCCCATCGCCTCCACCACGGACTCGAGGTCTTTCCCAGTGCGCCCCGAAATGTCCAGCGCAATCTTCATGGCGCGGGATGCCTTGTCGGTGTTTTTGAACGACCGCAACAGACGCCCCATCGCAGGGCGCAGGTCATCGTCGGCGATACCTGTCGCCCTCATCAGCGCGTCAATGGTGGACTCCAGCCCAGCCACCTGCGCCTTGTTCGCCTTCGCGAACCGCTCGGCAGTCTTAGCAAGGTCAATCTGGGATTTGCGATCCGCGTCGGCAGCCTTAGCAGCGTTGAACAGAAACCCGCCGACAGCGACGGCACCCGCAGCCAAGCCGGCGAACGCGGCGGTGGCGCCGATAGCGGCCTTTGACAGGATGAACCCGGTCTTCTTGCCGACACCCTCCAGCGACTTGAACTCCTCCTTCGCCTTGCGGATGCCCTTAGCCGAGAACGTCGAGATGATGGGGATTGAGATAGCCATTAGCGAACCTTCTGCTGAACCCTTCGCTCGTACTTTTTGATGACCTGCACCAGTTCACGGGTCACCTCAGCCCGCTTGCCGAGCACCCGCGGCCCGATGACACGGGTGCGCCCGGGGGCGATAGGACCGAGGCTGTCCCCCAGCGGGTTCTTGTTCGCCCTGCCAGCCGCTTCAAACACAGCCGCGCCGCGGTTCACCTGCTGAACGAACATAACCGCCACAGCATCCCTACGGGCGTCCACCTTCAGTTTCACACCCCGTCGGGCACCGACAACCGTAAACGGGAAGATGGCCCGTCTGGTGCCCTTCTGAGACGTCTGGGACCACTTCCGCGCCATGCCCGACAGCGGCACCCGGGTGTAGCCATCCCGGGCCGCGTCCAGCGCCGGGGCAGCGACCTTCTCGGCATCCTTCGTGAACTGCTTACGGAGACCAGGCTCAATCTTGTTGAGTTCCCGAATCGTTTCGGTCAGCCCGTAGATCGCTTGTGCCTTAGCCACGGTCAACCCTCCGACAGAACCTCCAGCACGGTGAACAGGTCACGCGTGTCGAACGGCACGTTTGGGGGCCAGAAACCCGTGCGGGCCAGCAGTTCTGCCAGTCCACGGTTTACTGACCCCCGTGCGTAGGGTGCCCCGACTCCTCCTCCACCACTTCAACCGCGTCGAGCCTGCGCACAAAATCGTCAAAGACTGGCGGGACGGTAACCCCGGACAGTTTGGCGGCCTCGTATGCCATGTAGGCGAGATGCTCCATGCCGATGCCGTTTGCGAACTCGGACGACTTGATGCGGAACTTGCGTTCGGTGGCGACAAGGACGAACAGGTTCGTGGTGACGGTGTACGGCTCCCCCTCGGCGGGGGTGACTTGGAGGTGCAGTTTCATGGTGTGGCCCTTTCAGGTGGTAGTGCGGGTCAGACGATGTCGCGGGCGAACGTGCCACCCGTGAACGTGACATCAACCGTCGCCAACTCGCCAAACGTGGAGTTGATGGGGGTGAAGTTCTCGAGGTAGGCGTTCGTGATGGTGTACTCGGGGTTGGTCGCCGACTCGGTCGTGCCCGACGGGCTGATGATGAGCGTGGAGGACTTGCCGACCGACGCCTGCAGGGCATCCTCCACCTCGGTAGATCCGTAGGACAGGTACAGGGTCATTGTGACCTCGACGGCCTGCAGACCGGCGACGAACTTACGTCCGGTGTCGCCCATCGAGGTGGCCTCCAGCGCGTCGTTGCCGACGGTCAGAGTCACGGACTGCACCTGATCGGACAGGTCATAGGTGGTCATGCCCTGCGTGAGGTTCACAGTGGCGTTGGACAGGAATGTGGTGGTTGCCACGGGTTTCTCCTAACGGTTGGTCCCAACCTTGACCTCGAGGTCATAGGTGGGAAGTTGCTGATTGCCGTAGTCAGCCGTACTAGGACGGCCCCCTACGACAGCGATGGGGGATGCACAGATGGTCTCAACGGTGTCAAGAATCCATCGGTTGGTTTGGGCGTTGCCCGGGGGGGATCCGCACACCTTTAGGGTTACGGTGACGTCATCGACGGCGCGGGCAATCTGGGTGAACGTCGGCAGTTCCACCATCACGACCTTCGGCCTGACAGCGCCCGGCTCGTGCGCCCACGGGACGTTGATAGCCGTGAGAGCGGTAGTCACCACCGTGACAGCGTCAGACAGGAACGACGCCATCAGCCGACCCCGGGGCGCTTACAGCCCAACAGGGCCAAAATCTGCCCGAGGGACTGCTGCGGGACAACCCCGAACCCTTGTGCGTCAAACGACGCGAAGCCGTCCACCGCACCGCGCTGGCGGTACAACTGGGCGGCGTACATGATGACCCCGAGGGTCACGTCGTTGCCGGGGGCCACGTTCGGATGGTCCTGATAGCCCGCTCGGGAGCGGTAGTACCAGCACCTGTCGTTAGCGGCATCGACACAACGGTCGAGGAACGTCTGGTCGTCGCCGGTGGCGTCAAACCCGAGCCAGTTTTCCACGTCTGCGGAGGTCGCCCACGTCGTCTCGAGGTGGAGTTGCCCCCAGACCTCTTGCGACGCCACGGTGAAGTTGCCTTGCGAATACTGCACCGTTTTGAGGGTGGCATCGACGGCGGTAATGGTCTCGTTCAGGGTGTTCCATGCCGCGGTCGGCAGGCCGCCGATGTCCACGCGGGAACCGACGAGGATGCCGTTCACGTCGGACAGGGTCAGCGTGAAGACGCCAGACGTCGCCTCGATGTTGGTCACCGTTTTGTCGATGCCAATCGGGAACGTTGGTGCTGTCACTACTGACCCTGTCCTTCGTTACTTGTCGGGTCAGGCGATTTTGACGAACTTGTCGGCGTCAATCATGAGCGTGGCGAGGTAGCCACGGAACGCGATTGTGCGCGACAGCGAGCCGTCGTTTGCCTCGGCGCTGATGGCGCCCTTCTGCTGCTCAAAGATTTCGAACCCGTCGGCGTTGCCCACGGCGAGGAAATCGCTGTTGTAGGGCGTGACGACGACCGAAAGGCCGAAAGCGTTGCCGACGAGCGTGCCGGGGGACACGTTGCCGTAGGCGTTCATCGGGCCGACCTGCGGGAACAGCGGGCGGTCTGCGGTGTC